CTGGTTCGTTTGCAGTGGGCACCGACAACGTAACGTCTGTAGCCCAAACAAAAGCACTAACTGTAACTGAATCCGAAGCTCCATTAGCATGCTTCAAATTTTGCATACCATGAATAATAATTTGGCCCATATCACGCCATTGTTGTAGGGGAATATTCAACGCATTAGCTTCCCAAACAAAAGGTAATGTAAGCTCACCCCCTTGTGATTTTGTAGGGTCTAAATACACATGGGGGCGCTGACTAGCTGCCACTACATCCTCCACAAAGAAGGCGCGATTCTTTGTGAATTCATCAAAATTGTGCAACGGTAAATACGAGGCGATAGCCCTTCCATAGTGGAAACCGTTACCATTTAACATAAATTTAACATGTAATTTGCACCGTAACAAATTGTAATTTACAATACGATTAATAACACGAGGATTCTCAAAATAATCTTGCCATGGATTAAACTTCTCAAACAAGTTTGTTCCAGTTCCCCAACTATAGGATTGGACTTTTATTGGTCTTGAAAAGAAATTTTCCAAGGAATCATCTTGAGTATCTGCTGTGTGAAATGTACTATCAGGTTCAGACCCGACAGTGTAACTCCAATCAGCTTGCTGATCGTCAAAGCTTACAACTTGGTGCGTTTGTTCTAAATTATTTTCATTAATTCTAACATTAAAACGTGAAGTAATCCAAATATATACATGTCACATGATGGATCAATCAATGTGACTGTCTACGGTGATTGTTGAAGCGGCTAACTTCTCCCCTAAATAGGGGTTCGACACGAGGGCCGGCCTATATGTGCAAAGCCTATAATATACATTCTAAGTTCACGGTAGACGACTATATGTACACTACGGTATCCATATACACACACCTATTTTTATTAACATAGACGGATAGGTCCATCCAGAGGGACGCTCTTATGCGAGCCCGAACAATTCTTTGACGAAGGCCTCCTCTTCATCGTTAACCGCATGGTAAATAAATCGCACGCCTGCGATGAGGAACTGACAGCACACAAACTGATATGCCCAATCCCAAAATAACCAGCGTAATCCTCCAAAATTTACCAAATTAAATATGATAATAGGATGGTACCATCGCCACGTTGGAATATTAATCCGGAGTTGTCGCTTTTGTAGCAAATAGTTGATATATATCACTAATGGAAAACCTAACAGCAAATACTGCTCACCTGGAAAGAAACCTGTGCTTCCATTACAATGTTGATCAAACGAAAGTACATAATATTCTTCCCCGCAGTATGCTGCCACGGCTGTGATAAGTGATTGGGAATGTGCCCATTGCCGCTGCACTGTGTGTAACAACCACATAGATGCAACTGCCATGATTACTTCAATATGGTTAGAAAACATAAACCGCATAGGTAATTCTTCTTGCCACATCAAGATAATTTGCAATAATTCCCTCATATCAGACAATTCCGGTGACTCCGTGATTTCACTGAAATCATGTAAGACTTCACGCACAACCATAGCTGGTAATCGCTCCTCGTTTTCTTGTGGACCAGATGCAGCAATGACCGATTCCAAAATATCCATAACATCATCGATCTCATTCATCAATGCTGCTTGTCGCAATGAGATAACGATTGCATGTTCATCTTCCGAATCTGTATCCGAAACATTTCCTGTGTCATCCAAAATTAGTGGAGGTGGGATCTCGCCTGATTGCTTAGTGTACAACTCCTTGTTTTCCACTTCACAATCATCAGATTCAATACCACGAATATACCGATCCTTCCAATGTTCAACTCTATCGAAGTATGTGTCATCCAGCAAAGTACACATATGTGAAATACCAGCTAATTGCGCTACTTCCTTCATCTGTGCACGTCTCTGCTCGTACTTAGCTTCACCATGATTAAACCATTCACGAAGTGCTCCGTCAATATTATCGGCTGCGAGCTTCTCCTTAGTGTTTGCCTTGGACTTCAAATTGGAATGGAGACTTTTGAATATTGAATCTTCATCCAACGCGCCCATAATGTGTCCTGTATGTTCGCAGAACACATTCTTGCGCTTAAGAAAATCGGCATCTGTATCTTTCATGTAAGCTGTTGGGGTGGATTCCTTGTCAGGCATTGTGAAAACCATATCATGTTCTGCGAAAAATTCCGCACAATACAAATGATTGAAATCGTCATTACCCGGTTTGACTGAGCCCTTAACATCGTCTCCATATGTCATTAGAGCACAGACGTCTCGAAACTTAATCTTACTACCAACTCCACGCAAGTTATAAAATGCACTCCTAAATAATAAGGAGTTAACTACAGAATTGATATAAACGGTGAGATTTTGTCCCGAGGGATTAGATCCGATATGCTGAATGAGATCGCCATTATATGCCATAACTGGATAGCAAATATCTGTTGCAATTCCAGTCATAATGGTTATATCGCGATCTGAATAGCCACAAATGCGCGCAATATCAATGAGAATGCGAAATGCTGCAAACATGACTTGTGCGGGCATTCGTAAATCGTACTTGGAATAATCCCCTGCCAATATTCGATCTGCTCCATACTTCTTCATGTGCTCGGATAGATGCGACCAGTCAGGTCCTTGGCAATTCACACCAACTGCACACTCCGAAAGAGCTGGAAACAGAGATAATATTCGAGCAATGGGTAAGAAGTACTTTCGCGTCATCATTTGCAACACGATAGGAGCTGCCTGAAAAACGCGTACCTTATCCTTACTTCTCTTGGTAGGTTCATCCTTGAGGCAAGCCTTGAACGCAGGATAATATCTCTCGCCATTCAAGTATGCCTCTTCAGCCTTTTCGAATTCTTGCCAAAACATATCATCCAATTCAGCAGGACAATTAAATTCCTGAAAGATTTCGGGATCCAAATATGTTAAATAGGCTCTCTTTGGGCCTGACAATGGATAGCCTACGGATGTATTGGGCGGCATCTTATCAACAAATTTCTTTCCATCGATACCACATACCGTTTCCATTCGAGTAAGAGGTCTAGTATTTGTGCGCAACGCATGATACTCCTTCAATAGCTTTTCGAATGGTTCCAAATAATCCTCACATGCTCGTACCAACAAATTGCCCTCCAATCCATGAGATGGTTGACATGAATGCTGTAATGATGCATGCCAGGGATCTCCTTTGCGAAACTTAGGTGGTCCCCACTTATTAGCAATACCACAAACGGTTTCAACATGCTTAGATATACATGATGTTACTACGTCCGAGTAGTAAGACACCCTGCCTAAACATGTTCCAAAAACTTCAATATTGGGGCAAACACCTTCTAAAATGGGTAGTTGGCGTACGGGAGATTTCTCATGGATCTCAGTAGATGTCATAAATTGAACTCCATACTTTTCAGTCTCCATAGTTCCCGCACTTGCCGATATTAACACCGAGGGGATAGAGGCTAACTTTGATATAGCCGCGTCTATCTGATGACGCAGGATAGTGCCACCACAACCGCTCGGAGTGTCCTCGATACCTCCTAAATGAAATGCTGCAATATAGGGTGATTTAGTTTCACTAACCAATGGAGCCATACACATCCCAACTATCGTATTGAAGTTAAGAGTGTAATACCCCCCAGGGAAACTCATGTGCCCGTTAGTTGCTTGACAATGTTTGATAGCAGTCGGCGACGTTTTTACAATACCGCGATGATCTTTCCAAATGAATTCGGCGGCATTGTTCTTACCTACCGGCATAGCTTGAGGGAAGAAATCACGTAGATCCCTCCAAGATCCACCATTTGCTATCCAGACTAAAGAAGCATCCATCCCGGGTATATCAACCGAATGCTTGCGTGATACATAACTTTTGAAATTTCCGCCTATGGATGTGCGATCATGTCGTGTGAATTCACACAACATTTCATCAGCAATCCAAGTATGATGAGGAATTAACATAATGTTGGAACACACAAAAAAACGCATCAGTTCCATAAAATTTGCCATTGACGGATGTGCTCATAAATGTCAAGTTGTTGCGTACCATGTTCTTTAGATCGCTGCTAGTAGTAGTCTTGCTGCGATGTGAGACAGGAACGGGTGTTACATGCAGGTTAGCCCAGTTCATCTCTTCTTTGATTTTCTCTGTTATGTCATTGCGATCTCGTTCCTCAATCTCTCGTTGTGTAGGGTGCATCATACCTTGTGCTCCAAATACCATCTTTGCGGCGCGATAACTTCGGCACATCATATATGCCGTTGCTAGTAACGCGCTACCAGCAAGAATGTACTT